GCAAAAATGGTATGTCTATTTGACACACCATGTCTGCAAATTTAGTATGACTAGAGAGTTATTTTAAAAACAATTACCAGCACATTTTGCTAGGTATCGCAAAAACAATGCAAAACCCCCAAGAGTTATTATTAATATTGAGGCATTCATAATCCATTCCAAAACTTTTATAGTTTTTTTTCTTTTAATTTCCCTATCTTCCAAAAATTTTACTTTTGATTTTGCACGTTTTATCTTATTTTCTGCCATTCGTTTCTCACGCAATTCTACAATATCAATCCAAGTATCAGGGCCAAAGCGTTTGTTGAGCATACGCTTCATTTGCTCAAGTTGCTCTTCTATTTGTTTTTTTTCTATAATTTCAGCAGTGATATCAGAAAAAGATTCTCCTTCTTCTTCTCCACCATCTTTGAGTTTTTGTGTGAGATAATTATTCCACTCTTTATTACCTTTAGCGCTAGATTTTTTATGCACTTGCTCATGAGCATGAAACATCTGATCAATCTGTCCAGAAATTTCAGAAACATCTTTACAAGTGTTGATTACACTTTGAACTCCACTTACTGCACTCCTTGCAAGAGCAATTGCGGCCATTGTTTCAGCTACTACCATGTTTTTACCCTACCCTATACCAACCTTGTTTATACCATCAACAACATAACCAAGTTTGGGTGAAAATTCAAACTCTGCTTTTTTCTTTGCACCAGATTCGTTTTCAGCTAAATACTCAAACAACAAAACATCTTCCCATTTAGAACTCATACCAAAAGGCAAGTCATTGCCTTGTCTAACAGCATCTCTGACATATTTATTATATACACCCACTTCATATAAATTCATTTTTTTTATTTCCTCATATTTGCTAAAGGATTTTCTAAAGCTTTCTTTATCTTATTATTTATCTCATCTTTTAAATTTTTCATTTCAGATTTGTTTCTAATTTCCATAGCATCCATATCATTTCGTGTCTGTTCTCTACGTTTATCAAAACGATCTGTTGCATCAGAAACCATCTTACGAACTTTAGTGTCATTAGTTTCAATACTCTCACGAACTAAACGAAATGCTTCCTTACCACGTTGTTCTACACTGTCCATTTGTATGGACATATGGTGGATTTCTTCCTTTAAATCTCTCTTAATATCCTTTGTATAATCTCTAGCATCATCAGCAGACTCCTTGATTATTCCTTCAAGTTGTACCACTCCTGCCATCTCTGTTTTTAGAGAAGACATTTCCTCATGCAATACTGCAAGTTTCTTGTCAAATTCTGACAAATCTGGTGCTGTGTATTGTTCAATCTTCTCTTTCATATCCATATAATCTTTATACACTTCAAACGCACCATACAAACCACCAACAAGAGTTGATAATGCCATGACGATAGCAATCATCTTGCCACCTTTAAATTTTACTCCAGCAAATTCTACTTCAGCCACAATTATCTCCTATACTGTGTTTCTATTAATGCATCGTGATCACTGTCACTGCCACCGAATAAAAAATATGATGTATAGTTATTATCTGATATATTATTATCAGGTATTGTTTTGTCACTAAAGAAATTAGGAGTATCTTTTAGTTGTGCTTGTGCATTAAAGAAACTTCTAGTGTTACCCAACACTTGCATAATAACAAGTGTTTTTACTTGATTGGTATCAGAGTATTTTTTGTTACCCATTTTCTTAACTGCTTTATTTCCAGCCTTTGACATAGCCTTCTTCTTTACCGCCGCCTTCTGTTTGACAGTAGCTTTCTTTCCTTTTGACTCAGCTCGTAGTTTTGCGCTTGGATTAACACCTCCAGATTTTTTGGACACAACATTTGAAACTTTGAGTTTCTCACTTTTTTTGGTATGGCTATGTTGATTTGGTTTAGCTTCTGGTTCTGGTTCAACATCAAGGGATTCCGATATTGATTCTGACTCCACGGATGTTCCTGTATCAGATGAATTGGTTGTATCATTTGCTATCTCCGATATCTGTGCTATTTCAGCAACTTCTAAAGTAGTTTCTACTGAGGCAACTACTGTGGGTAATGGTGCAATTACAACAGGTGCAGCTATGACTGTTTCTGTTACACTTGTATCACTAACAACATCAATCGTTCCTGTAGCAATATCTTCTGCTGTACTTACAGCTATAACAGCACAAGTGTCTAAGATTTCGCAACTAATATTAGTAATGAGTGTTTCGTATGCCAATGTAGATGTTATAGAATCTTCTATACTGTTATATAAAAAAGTAGTAAATACGTCAGTAAAGAAAGGCCCATACCTCCAATCACCATTGAGAGCCGTATCTCCAAATATAGTTAATACACCAGAATTAACGACATTACCAGAATCTATATCTAATGTACCAGTTTTAATGGTTGGGGCAAATATTACCGTACTACCAATTTCAGTGTGTCCTAATGATGAATTATTCGAATCAAACAATTCTAATTTTATTGACCAAGTATCTGCTCTATTACCAGCGCCTACTTGATTATTATCTACTTCTGCACCAAAGGAAAATGACATTCCTTGTGCTTCTTCTGTCGAATCAATTGCATCTGGAAAAAGATCAGACTGACTATATGTCTGTGTTATCGTACCACCGTTGCCTGCTTTAAATCCACCACTAGAACTAAATGCACAACCGCCTGGGCAAGTTGTGATAGACCAACCACTACTTGAACCACCACCTAAGTGATTTGTAAATGTGGGGTTTGTTACGACATTAGGAACCTCAGTTTGAGTAACATTTTTCGTAGTTGTGGTTGTTGTAATTGTAGTGACATCAGTTGTGGTTGTTGAGCCATCTTCATTGGTTACAGTTGTACTGATTGGAGAACCACTTGATGAAGTAGATGTAGATGTTCCATCTATAATTGTATTTGAGTTTACACCATCCCCTGCGTTAGAATATGAGGAAGGGAGGAATACCAAAGAACATACCAACAATACTAAGGACAACACCCCCTGTGACATAGACACCACTTTTTGGAGCTTCTGTAATTCGTTCTTCAGTTGAGTAATCATCAGGCATTCCATAAGATTCTACTCGTTTGTCTTTACTTTTTTTTTAACAAACAAACTTTCTGAAGGAGCATCATTTGGATTTGCTAACCAAGATGCTTGAGCAGAATCACCAATCTGACCTTTATATGGACAAGGTGTTCCAGCCATCCACATTGCATCAAACACTCTAGCGTCTTGACATAATAATGCAACACCAGCAACCTTCATTCCCATACCGTACATAGAACGAGCAAGCTTAAGCCTCTCACAGTTTTCATCTGTAATAGTTATACCAGAAGCAAATCCAAGTATCTGTGTTTGGATTGCCGCACTGGCCGCGCTCTTACATACATCGCTATTATTAATAACGATTGATGGGGCAGATGCTGTTGGTGGTGCTTTATCAGTCACTACTGTAGACGATGTGTTAGTGTCGGCAGCAAATAATATAGAAGGATAAAACAACACCAAAGCAAGTATTATTGCTTTTAGTTTCATGGTTTTCCTCTTCTATTACTATTTATAATAAAATGTAGGTAATCTGTTGTTAAGAATATTTAGGTCAAATGTTATCAATATACCATTCTAAATATTCTTCTTCCCACAATATTTCATAATTGTTGCAATTACCATATGTCTTTATATGAGTGTAAACTTTTCTTGAAGCATATTTCTCTATCATAGTTTTCCACCAACCAATAGGCTCTACACCATTCTTAGTAGATATTCCCAGATAAACAAATCTTTCTGACTTTGAATAAATCTCTCCAAGAACTTCTGGTAACTGTTCTTTTGGAAGTTTCTCTATTGTTTCATATGTGTAGATACCATCAAAGTTTTCTTGAATTATATCACCAGTATATTGTAACACCTTTTCTGATTTAGTGTCACTAATTAAATCTGATATGTGTATATCATTAACAGTCATATCAGCTTGAAACTTTTTGTATCCTTCAATCCATCCGTTCATTTTTTTACTTTAGTCAATAGGTGTGAGCGATTTATCTTACAACCGATAAACGCATTATAATATTCATCTGGTTTTAATAAACAATCTGTCTCAAACTGAAGTTTAGCTTCGTAGTAATTTAGTTCACCCTTAGTTTTACACAGCCTAATTATTTCTCTATGAAATAAATCAATTCCGTTTTCTTCTACTAACAACTTTACTTCTTCACTTGAACCACAATAAGTTTTCCAATCAGTTTCTACTATCTTGATTCTTTTTCTTTTCGCACCCTTTAAAGGAGGCAATCTTCTTTTTGACATCAAACCTTTTTTGCCAATATATAACTTACTATTTTTTGTGTTAGTTATTATATAAACAAAACCAAGATTGTCATCTATCATCTCACTTGTAAATGGTTTACCGCCATAATACCAAGTCATTTAAGTCCAACTTGAGTCCAATCATATTCGTTAAAACCTTGATCTCTGGGTAAAGATACGGCGTGAGCTTTAACCGTACCCTTACTATTAACATCATTAATAAGAACTCTACCACTATCAGCAAATCCCATGAGTAACATATCATATGGAATACCAACACGTTCTAGTTCTGCAATCGTTCTAGTTCGTTCACTTTCTCTGCGACCTGTGATGATTATAATTCTACAACCATCTACTTCCCATTGCCGCATTCGTTCAACTGTGCCGGGCAATGCAACATGGTCTGTCTTACCACGTTCACTTAATGGTCTGTCATGTAAGTAGTTTAATAGAGTGCCGTCAATATCACATATTATTGTTTTCATATTTTTTACTTTCAATGTCTGTTTACCTGATAAATATTTGGGAACAGGAGGCCCATCCAGCTTAATTTTGTACCATTGTTTCAGACGATTTATTATTGTTTTCATATTATATAGGGTATGTTATTAAGCATTTAAAAGTTTTATGTTAGTTACTACAACTATTCTAAGTTCATCTGTTTCTTTTTGAACAGGAACTTCGTGTTGTAATGTTGCTGGAAATATTATCATATCATCTTCAACAGCTGGATAGTCATAATCACCATACAAATATGAATTTGATAAATTTGATCTATCTGCAATATCATACTGTTCGTTCATTATTTCTCTACCAAATAAACCAGTAGGACTACTATTTACGAACCGTAAAGAACTATGTATTTCTGGATTATAATTGATATAATGTGTGCAAGAAAAATCATACTCTGGATGAGTATGAGCTTTCATGTATTGACCTGTTTTAATTGCTGTATAGTTAACAATGTTCCAATGGAAATTAAAAGGTTTATTACCAATAAAACCCCTATTCCAACCATCATCATGAAAGAACATATCAAAAGTTTTTTGATATACTTCTTTTAGTTTATTATAGTTTATATCTATGAACTTTTCGTTTTCCCAATCACCATAGGGATGGTGGAGATTACTAGAGCCCCACTCATTCCTATTACCATCTATCTCATAATTTTGTTTTATGTCGCTGACTATTTTTTGTTTATCATAAGAATCAGGGTTAATCCTAAAATTATAGACAGGAAAACCAAATAATGTTCCACTCAATTATTCTTCCTCATTATCATAACCTTGAAGTTCTACTTCATCCTGAAGCTCTTCTTCTGTTAGAAATTCTCCACAAAAAGTGCAATATTCCATAACATAATACATATCATTCATGTTATGGAATATTTTATATTCAGCTTCACATTTTTCGCATACTATAAGTTTCATGTATTAAATCTCACAACCACCAGCAACACAAGCTAATTCTTGAGAGCCGATAGTCATGTCTGTTAATTCGTAATCTGAAAGTTTAGACCAATCGATTTCTTTTGGCATATTATTTAATAACAAATCAAACTCCTCTTTTTCAATGTCTTGGTAGGGTGCTTGTTTATATGTATGTTCGCTGAATGGAAGGAAGCTGACACCACTCATCATGTCAAAGTTTTCATATACCCACGCACCAACATCTAACCATTCTTCCTCTTTAACAGATATAGTTACAGAAGGTTTATGTTCACACCAATGTTCTTGATATATTTTCCATAGCTTCAATTGATCTATAGCACTCATGTCTGTACGAAAGACTGCATCCTTATGAACACTCATAGGAAAAGAGAATACTGCTGTGTGACTAGGATTCATAACATCATCTTCTACAGGGAAACCCATATCAGTCATCATCTTAGTAAGTGGGTCTTTCTTATCTCCACGTACTGTACGAACATAAAAAGGATTGTGTCTTGCATGAATACCAGAAGCTGCATCAACTAACTGACTTACTGTACCAGATGGTTTAACACAGGTAACTGCAACAGATTGATTGATACCAATTTTCTTTGCAAACTCTTCATTAGTCCTAACTGCTTCGTTTCGTAAGTCTTGCAATATTGCTGGTAATGCATGATCCAATCCCTTACCGTTAAGTAATTTATTGTCCATGATACCAGTAAGAGAGACTCCTAAAAGTCTTTCTTCTTCACAATTATTTCTCCATACAGAAGATACATATTTGAAGTTAACAAGTGTAGCTTGTATTGTACCAAGAATTGTAGCAAGTCTAACTTTTTCTAAAAGAGTTTCGCGTGTATCAGTAGGACGAACTACAACCTCAGATAGATTGCAGAACTCTCTACTACGCAAAATGATTTCTGAACAGGGGTTTGTACCAAAGTCATGTTCTGCATTTCTGCGGCCGTTCTTTGCAGCTTGTTTCATTGCACTTTCACGATTGAAAATACCACGTTCACCAGACTTAGAATCATAAAGAGACTTCCACTCATCCATGAATGTACCAATATCTGGTTTTTCTGTGTAACAAGCACTGTTGTTTGCCAATGCACGTTGTGGTTCTGTATTCCACCATTGTCCTGTCTTAGCCTGTCTCATACGGTCATCAGAGAGGTTAGAGAGACTTATGAGTGCGCTTCTTCTTACACCCCCTACAACTACTACCTCTGCAATCTTACAAACAATATCATGACATTCCACAGATGATAATTTACGTCCCTTTGCATTTTTAAATATATTTACTGCAAAATTGAATAGAGCTTCTAATGGTTCTGGGCCAGATGCTCTACCACCAAAGGTTTTAAGGGGAGCGCCTGCTGGACGTATCTTAGATAAGTTCCAACGAGGTATCTGTCCAATATACAACATACCAATCAATTCTTTAAGACCCTTAGCCCAACCAAGCTTAGAATCAGAAATCGTGATAGTAGTTTCTGTATCATGAAAATCATCTGCAACGTGTGGTAACTGAGCAACGTGCTGACGTTCTACACTAAATCCTACACCAGTACCATTCATTAGAATGTAAAGGATTTCATCAAACGCATGAACACGATTGACTGCAACGTAAGAACAATTATACCCTGCAATGTTTTCACGTTTAAGAGCTTCACCAGCAGTCATAAGACAACGCATCGATGGCATCACTCGTAAATCAAGAACAGCATCTTCTAGTTCTTTTCGTAATTCAGAATCTAATTTAAAATTATGTGTTTCAGTTAAATGTTCAGTGAAGAAATCAAAATACCTTGCAACTGTTTCATCCCATGTTTCTCTACGTTCTTTTTCTGGCAACCATCTTGAGTATCGTGATAGGTGTATAAACTCTTGGTATGATGTTGGTAGTTGATTACTAGGCATTTATCTTTCTCCATTCTGCAAACCTCAACTTAGCACCAGCGCCAGAAAAGGTATTATTTCTTATGATTTCTTCTAATTCTTCTTTTGACATTCCTGACAGTATCATGTCATTAATATCTTTCTCTTTAATTATTTCTGGCCATAGAACTATACTACAACCTTTATTAATAGTCTTTTCTATTTGTTTATTAATTTCTTTGTTTCTAGGTTCATTATCAAATATAACTGTGAAGTTTCCTTCAAGTCTATCAAAATCAGAACCACCAACTGCAAGACAATTATCTATAAACAAACTATCCAATGGGCCTTCGCATACATAGAAGTGTTTGGATTTATCTACTTTATCCAACCCAAATATTTTATCACGTTCTTTTAATTTGATGGTGATATACTTAGGTGTTTCAATTCCAAACGCTCTTCCCTGATATGCAAATATTTCTCCTTCCTCATTACGAAACGGTATCATCAATCTTGGATGATCACCACCCAAAGAAGGAAATTTATTCGGTATTAATGTATTGGTAAATTTAAAGAATGATTCGCACAAGTAGATATCTTTGAGCGATTCTTTTGGTAGACTTCTTCGTTCAACAATTTTCCTAGCTGGATGATCTGAATTAAGCTCTGCAATGGACTTGAGAGGCTTGAAGATATCTTTTTTGCGAAAAACTGGTGCATTAAATTTAAACTCTGGTTTTGGAGTGATCGTACCTTTAGTACCACCACTACCTGTTTTATATCGTTCCATTATATAGTCTTTGTAAGTTTTAGAGTCTAGATACTCTATCAACTTACCTACTGTAGTACCAACATCACAATTATGGCACTTGAAAAATAAATCATTTTTCTTTTGATAAACAAATCCTCTGGCTTTTGTTTTATTTTTTTGAGAATCTCCACAATAAGGACATCTAAAATTCCAAAGGGTGTTACCTTTCTTTTTGAATTTTTGAAGTTGTGGAGAAATAATATTAAGATATTTTATGTCAATGTATGAACTCATTAACAGATATTACATCATTTGAGGAGTTTTGTCAACCCCCTATTATCATATATTTTTGTATAACAAATCCTGCAATAATTGAACCACCTATGATGATCCATCTCCAGCGTTCTAGAACTCCTACTCTACTACTTAGCTCATCTCTTATTTTTTGTATTTCTTTATTTTGTTCTAAATGTTGTAATGCTGCAGCACCCATTATCTCTTTAGTGTTTGTAGTGATACGAGAATGTAGTTCATCAATCTTTGAAGATAGTTCAGTTCTACGTTCCTCTATTTTTTGTTCTGCTTCAAATATTGCATCTTCTTGTCTTCCAATCTTTTCTTCGTGTACGGAAAGCATACGATGGATTGAGTTGGAAACATCAGTTAATTTCTCAATTGCAACGTCCAAACGATCATGTATTTTTGCTTGGTCATGCAATTCTTTTTTGAGAAGCATTACTTCTGTTTCCAACTCAGCCATTAATTAATTACCACTTCTCATAACAGACCAGATACCCCAAGCAAGGGCGCCCCAAAGAATAACTTTGGTTAATGGTATGGCAAAGAATAATACTGCTACAACGGCTGCAACAACTATGACTCCCTGATGAGTAGAAGCTTCACCTATTCTATCTGAAATAAAACTACTTATCATATTAATCTCCTTTTTCTAATTTTATGACTCTGGCTTCAAGTTCGTTAATCTTTTGATTAACATGGGGATATTTTTTCTTCCAATTCTCTTCATCTGTAAGAACCTTCAATCCCAACTTTTTAGAAGCCCATGTCGAAACATCATTAACCTTTTTGTAGAACCACACACCAGCTTTAGTTTGTGCAAACCAACTATTTGTTGCACCTCCTAATATGCTGCTTGTAATACTACTAATTAAAAATATCCACATTATATGTAAGATCAATCTAAATTGGATTTGTTGCAGTTTTCACAACTACAACTTTTGCAAACTTCAATCGTACCCTCTGGGCCTTTATTATAAGGATATCTACGAAATTCTTTGCGTAACGGAACACCACAATGTGATTCGTGTCCACAATTAATACAGTTATTCATTTGGATCATCCTCTCTAGGAATAATAGACCATCTACCAAATAGATGAACAGCATAGTAAGCTGCATAAATTTTCCAAGATGAAACTTTAGGATTGGAATCTTTCATTGCCATCAAGAAAACATTATCTGCTGCTTTTTTTGCTTGTGATATTATTCTTGGGTTTTCTGTGCTTTTTTTAGGGTTGAGTAAATTTTTCTTACGATATTGACGAATCCTAAGATATAAAAGATCATGGATAATTGCAGCCCTTGCAATATCCCAAGGTGCTATTAAGTTCCATAGAATTTTTGGTGTAGATGCAAGATCAGTTTTAAATCCTTTATGGCAAGTAATCCTATTACCAGCTGCTTTTACCCCTATATCCATGAGAGCCATAATATTTATTTTATCATTTTGATATGACAAAGCTCTAGATAAAACCCACTGTTTAGGTGGATTAAATTCAGCTTCTATTTTATTGTTGAAAGTTCCCATACGATTTCCTTTATAACTTTTCTTCAAGTTCCGTAATCATATTAGATTTAGTCTGTCTACGATCAAGTTCTATACCACGATCAAGAGCCCAATCGTCAAGTTTTTTCTTAGACATTTTCTTAAAGTCTGGAAGTTCTTCTTCTTCCTTATCTTCATAAGAATATTCTTCAACATTATCAGCAACAGTAACAGTTGAATCAAGTTGCAAGGTAGGAACAGGAATAGGTAAAATGCCCATATAATTTTTAAAATTTACATCATTCGCAGAATCTTCACCCATATCACTGACTTCATATTCTCCACTCTCCACACCAGATGTAATTATTCCATCTGCAACTGTTGCAACAATAGATTTTCTGTCTGCGTGTGCATTTTTAATTTCTACCCCAGCTTCTGCACCAATCTCTATCAAATACTCATTTGTAAATTTTGCGTCACTACCCCACTTTTGAATAATTGACCACTTTAAATCTGCATAATTCATTTTTTATTTCCCTTCTTCAACTTTTGGTTTTATAGCATTCTCATAATAAACTATAATTGATTTCTGTTGTTCTATATATCTTTTTATCTCTGCCATATTCAATGCAAGTGTTTCATAATCCTTTACACTAATAACATATGCAACTAAAGGATCACCATTTTCAGCTTGAAACTTTTCCTTAAACTCCTTAAAGTTTTCTTCTGTAACTACCCACCACTTCATATTAGTATTCAATTGAATCTGCTGTGGCCTATTCTGTGGTGGTATTTGCCGTTCTACCTGTACAGTTTTAACTTCAATAGTCTTTAACGGATTCCAAGAACTACAACTACTTAATATCAGGGATACTAGTAGTAGACTCGAAACTTTCCAATAATCTTTTGCTTGCATTGTTTATCTTCTTTTCCCAAACTGCTGGTTCTTCTGCACTTACTTTAGCTAAGTTAATCTTACGTAGTTTAGTTAACAGATTATTCTTATATTTAGTTGCCTGTACCAACTTAACATTCAGTTCACTATTTAGTAGTTGAAACTTCTTTGCATCTGCAATAAGAGTATCAATAGTATTCTTTTGTGTTTTTGCAGCCATCTCTAGTTTTGCACTATTCTCTGTGAGAGTAGCAATACGTGCTTGTGTGTCTTTGTAGTAATAGAAACCACCATAGACAACACCACCTACAAGACCAAGAACTACTATTAGTATATAAACTTTTAACATTTTATATTCCTAGGCATCATTTGCTGAATCTGTAGTAAAGAATATTTTAAGACCATGTAATCTTGCGTCACCATTCATATTATCTCCTGATACATCTCTACCAATTCTAAAGTAACACAAATCATTATCTGCTGGAGTACCAGCAATTGTAACTGCTCCACTTTCAGCTGAAACATATAATTCTTCAACAGCACCTTGAGCATTATCTGATACTACAACTGCTGTTCCATAAGCAACGTCTATTGTTTCATTGTCATTCATTGCAACACCCTGTAATGACCAGTCACAATCAGTTGATGCTGCTATACCAGACCAAAAGGCTTGATAAGTTATTGTACCTAAGTTATATGATTTTGGGAAGGCAATAGAAAATTGAGCAAACTCATCTGACGATGTATCAAAGTCTAACACAACCATATCTGGTCTACCAGATGTTGTTTCAACAGTTGTTAAGGCACTGCAACCATTTGTTGTAGTAGGTTGCATAGCAGCAGATGGAACCCATATAGATTCTTTACCAGCAGTTTTTATGACTGCACTAGCTACAGTTGCACCAGCAACATCAAGGTCTACCGTACCATCGGCCGCAATTGCAATCGCACCAGCAGTTGTTGCCGTACCAATAGTACAATTATCTTTAAGTAAAATGTCATCTTTGAATGTTACTATACCAGCAGAGGATATTTGCATTGCATCTGTTGCACTTGCAGAACCAACATCTCCATCATCTGCAACAACTAGATTACCTTTTAGAGTTGCAGCTGTAAATGTTCCAGCTGTAATAGAAATATTACCTGTTGCATCATTTGTAGCAGTAGTCGTTCCTACTGTAAATTCGTCTGCACTTTCATCAAACATAAAGATAGCATTATTACCAGTAGAACCACGTTCCATGATAATACCCATATCATTTGCATTAGAAGTAGCACCAGTGTTCAGTTCTATTAATGTGTCTGAAACCTTCACGTTTGTAGTACTTACTGTAGTTGTTGTACCATTAACAGTAAAGTCTCCTGTCACAACTAAATTCTGTGAAAGTGTCACATCTCCATCAGATGCAATCGCAATAGCATCTGTATCAGAAGTATGTCCTATATTTGCACCATTGATGAC